AACCTTAGCAGAGCAGACCTTAGCGGAGCAAACCTTAGCAGAGCAAACTTTAGCGGAGCAAACCTTAGCGGAGCAGACCTTAGCGGAGCAAACCTTAGCAGAGCAAACTTTAGCGGAGCAAACCTTAGCGGAGCAGACCTTAGCGGAGCAAACCTTAGCGGAGCAGACCTTAGCGGAGCAGACCTTAGCGGAGCAGACCTTAGATTTGCGCATGGAAACATGAGGCAAATATTTTCTTTGCAGCTAGAGGCATGGGAGGTCTCTTTTACGTCAGAAAATCTAGCCATTGGGTGTCAGCAACACACAATAAAAGAATGGCGAGAATTTAGTGACGACACAATAAATTCTATCGATACATCCGCTTTAGTGTGGTGGAAAAAATGGAAAGTTTTTATTTTTAAAGCGATAGAATTAAGCACTTCTTAAATAAATTAAGCACAAAAGTTATTAATCAACTGGAGAACGACAATGAAAATTGAAGAATTAAAATCACATTTTAAAGTCATACGCGCAATGGATAAGGAAATTAAATTAGCAATTCCGCACCATGCGGAAATAAACGGACTGATTTTTACTCATCACTTTGAAGCGTGGCATAAAAACCCAACATTCACCGCTGGTGATTTTAACGACGTTCATAAATCGCCACGGTGGGCAAAGTTTGAGCTTGAGAAGGATGTATGGTATTTGGTTGACCAAGGTGACTATGGGCATCGTGTAGCCGAGATTTTTAGCGTGCTAATTGCGTCTTTCGGGGGCGAACGTGAATAAAAGTTATCAAGTAAGCGTAAGATTTAACGCACATACAGACACGTTAATACATACGATTAACGCCAGACTGTGTGTGATGTTGTGGGAGTCACCAGCCACACTATATGACGCGGCTGAACGTGAAATTGTGGGTATATCGCTGGAATCGTTCGACAGTGGGCATTATGTCATTAATGAAGAGCAAGCCGAACGGCTTGAAAAAGTAATAACTGATTATCTTGAGTGTAATTTTCAAAAGCAAAAAAGCGATTATATTGCGCCCAATTTTTACTTTGCGGATGATGGCGATGTATAAAGACAATCTTTTTATGATAGACCAAAAAAACCGACCAGCACGCCGCAATGCGCCGCGCGAGGCTTGGGTCTTACTGGCTTTGATTGTGGTTTTTATTTTTCTGGAGGTGATGTTATGATTATTTGTGACCCTGTTGAAGATGTTACGATGCAACAGGTTTTAAAATATGCAGAATTGCATAAATTGCCACTCGTGTTTAATGATTTTGACGTTAAACCGTTAAACGATGATAGCGTCAAAATCAAACACACAAGAGGATAAGAGGATAAGAGATGACAAAATATAAAAACGAACAGCGAAAACTAAATGAACGCGCGATCGCAATAGGGGCGAAAATAACCACCGCGCCGCGCTATGATGTTGAGCTAGTAGACGGCACGCATTACGCGGTTAATACGCGCGATGAGCTATATAGCTTGATAACACAATTGGAAAAAGAACATGACGCATGAAAATTTAGCAACTCGTGACGCGGTTAATCGCCCACAGCATTATACTTCCCACCCGTCTGGAATTGAATGTATCGAAATCTCAAGGCATTTAAGTGGCTGTTTAGCGCAGGCTTTTCAATATGTCTGGCGGTGTGGGCATAAAGATGACCCAGTGCAGTGCTTAAAAAAAGCTATATATTTTATTGATACTGAATTAAGCATTGATTTATGCCCATATATTTATTTTTTATATGTTGAGCATAAATTAAAAAAAGTAGTTAATGCGGAAACGTCTGTGCATAAAGCTAATGCGTATTTACAGATAGTTTGCGCAGGTAATGAGCGCGGAAACTATAAAATATCATCACTTGAATCAGCTAAAAAATCCATTAACGAATTGATAAAAAGTATAGCCATACTTGACAAATAGCAATAACTAGCTATAATAGCCATAAGTTTGATGCTTGTCATTCTTGTCTTTTTCTACTAAAAGCCATTCAAGCCGCTATTGTAAAAAAATAGCGGCTTTTTTTTGCTAAAATAAATTAATGTGGTATAGTGTCTCACCGTTTAAGCAATGACTGGTCGTCGTTTAGTAAAGCTGGTAAAAGAATTAAAAGCTGTGTGAGTCTCGACAACTCGCACGGCTATTTTTTTGTCTTAAATTTATCCAGTTGTTTTATTGCGGTGTTTATGCTAGGCTTGATTTATTTTTTGGATTTTTAACAATGACGTTCACAGTTGAACAAATTATCGGGGTAATTGGGGCTTTTATTTTTACCTTGGCTAGTTTTATTTTCAAAGGCTTTGCTAAGCGGCTGGACGTGGTTGAGGGCAAACAGACGGAGCATGAACTGCACGTTGTGGCGACATACGTCAAAGACACGGAGTTCAAGCAAGCGTTAGAGCCGCTTTTTAAAAAATTAGACCGCATGGAAATTAAAATTGATAGTGCAAATTTAAAACTAGCCGAAAAACAGGACAGACCACGATGAATCCACTAGCCGAAAAACTACGCGGTAAAATTCCCGATTTTGTAAACGCACAACTAACGCCTTCTATACTTGACGGCATGACACCGTTACGCTTGGCTCACTTCTTAGCTCAATGTGACCACGAAAGCCAAGGATTTAAGAGGACAGTTGAAAACTTAAACTATAGCGCGGCTGGGCTTTTAAAAACATTTAGCCGCCACTTTCAGGGTGTATCCGAGCAATACGCGCGGCAACCTGAAAAGATTGCTAACCGTGCATATTCCGACAGGTTAGGCAACGGAAACGAACAAAGCGGGGACGGCTGGAGGTTTCGCGGGCGCGGGTTTATTCAGCTAACAGGGCGCGATAATTACAAACGCGCGGGGATTGACTTAGGTGTGGATTTTATCAGAAACCCCAATTTAGTGGCTACAGACTGCCCATTATCAACTGCGCTATGGTTCTTTAAAGTCAATAATCTGTTTGAAGTGTGCGACCGTGGGGCAACTGAACAAGTTGTTAAAGACGTAACGCGGCGCGTGAACGGTGGTACAATAGGGCTTGATGACAGAATTAAAAAATTTAATTATTATTGGAGCATTTTAAAATGAAAGCATGGTTTATTGAACGCGGAGCAGAGTCCAGCACTTGGCGCGGCTTGACGTTACTAGCATCGGCTTTGGGCGTGGGTATTAGTCCTGAATTATCGGACGGCGTTATCGCCACGGGCTTGGCGGTATCAGGTTTAATTGGCGCGTTAAGTCGTGGATAGTGAAGACTGGTTTTTATTATGCATGGCAGTGGCATCTATCGCCACTGTGTGCATTATGCGCTATTGGGGTTTTTTGTGATAACGTTGCACAATGCCCCCGATTAATCTTTATTGCCTTCCAAGCCAAGACTGGTTTGATAAATTGTGGGCAAGACCGCATAGTCGAGATACGCAAAATAGAGTTGTCAAACAATCATTGGCAACTAAAAAACCACACCAATTTATGAAGGGTAGATGATAGTTATATGATATAATAGCCGTGTGGCTAGGTTTGCAAGCCGAAACGTGATTAGTCATCACTGCCACACCAACGACTAACCTTTGACTAAGGAATTATCATGCAATTATATCAATTAACATTTCCTAATGGTAAAAAGTACATAGGAATAACATCAAAAACGGCTAAAGATAGATTTAGAGCGCATTGTTCTCCGTCTAATAATAAAAACCCTGTTCAACACGCTATCTACAAATACGGAAAGGAAAATGTAGTTTTAACTATTTTGGCTACGGTTGATAACTGGGAGCTATTGTGCTTAGCTGAAATGGAGGCTATTGATAAGTTTAATACCTTTAAGCCTAATGGATATAATCTTACATTGGGTGGCGATGGAAATTTGACCATAGAGATTTATGGTGAAGAAAGGATTGCTAGAGAAAAGGCAAGGATTGCAGCTAAAGGACGAGCGCATCGTGAAGCTAATAAAGAAGGATATGCAGAAAGGGACAAAGCCTACTATAAAGCTAATAAAGAAATTATTACAGAAAAGAGTA